TAGCGTCATTAAAATCTTTTATTAAAATTTTTTTTTCGTCTTGTTCATTTAATATATATACAATAATCAATAAACTTAAATTCATATTAACTAATAAATTAAATAATCTTAAATAACAATATGATGGATTTGGAAATATAATTTTTTCGATACATTTTTTTAAATTATCATCATATATTTTATTTAAAATATCATATTTTTTTATAAATCTTGATATTATCATCATTTTAAATTTGTCATGTTCATCACCCTCAAAATTTTTAATAATATTTATTGTATTAGTATCAAATTCATTAGTTTTTTCGTTTAAAATTTTGTCTAAAATATCATTTAATACACAATCACTCATTTATCTATATATATATTCTATTATTTTTATAAACATTTGAAATTAATATTAGGATATGGTAATTGTTTCATTTGTTCTCGTGGTTTGGGATTAAATCCAATTTGATTATTAGTTATATTTATAAATTCGGGTTCTTTGAATTGATTTATATAATCGCCTTCTTTTAAATTATTTTGATACATTAATTCATTTTCATATCCTATAATATTATCTTTTAAATTTTCTTCATCTCCATATTTGATATATGATGGTGATGAAGATTTTAAAATAGGTTTTGTTTCATAAATAGTCTTATCTACATTATTGATAATAAGAAATAAAATCAATAATAAAATAAATAATAATAAAAAAATAATCATATCTATTATTTATAAATAATTTAATCATCATTTATAAATAAATCTTTGAAATCACTTATTTCTTCATAAGTATCATTCACAAATAGATTATCAATAAAATTTTTGATAATATATCCATTACTTTTATAATATTTAAGTCTTCTAAAACCCTTTGATTTAACAACCGATAATTCATCAAATATATCAATACATAAAGGAGTATATTTCCTATTTTCCTTCTTTTCTCTCAAAATTCTTCCCACAGATTGTTGAATATCACCAATAGGACTTGCTAAAATTAATGTATTTAATGTGGGAATATTGAGACCTTCGCTACTCATTTGATATGTAGCAAGAATTATCTGTTTTGTCGCCGATATATCTAAATCATTCATTTTCATTCCTCCAACATAATAGCCATAATCAAACATCTCATTATCTTTCAACATTTCTTCAATATCTCTTAATTGATTTTTCCGCTCTGATAAAATCAACACCTTTCTATCTTTTTCAACTTCTAAAATCCCTTTTAAAATTTCAATAATTAATAATGTCCTTGGTTTATAATTACAGATATTATTAATAGATGCTACTATATTAGGTTGTCCATTATAAAAGGTTTTAATTGCCGAATATTCATTAGAAGATGCGAAATATTTATGAATTTGAACTTTCATTTCACTCGAATTCTTATCAATCTTATAATTAAAAACGGATTTTCCCAAATACCATTCAAAAACCTTCCTTAATCCATCCTTCCTATTTAAAGTTGCGGATAATCCTAATGAAATACGAATATTCATTTTCCTAAATGCTCTTGAAAAAACTTCACTCGCAATATGATGACATTCATCTACAATTACTAAACCAAAATCTTTAAATAAAGATGGTTCATAATCCCTTAAAGCAAGCGATTGAAGAGTTGCTATAACGATATCTTTACCCTCAACATCAATCTTATTTTGTTTAATTTTGCCGATTTTACAAGATGGGACAAAATCCTTAACACTTGTTATAAATTGTTCATTTAAGAAATCTTTATGAGAGATAAATAAAGTTTTTTTCTTGAAATAACAGGCGACATAAATGGCCATAATAGTTTTACCAAATCCACAAGGAACACTAATAATTCCACCAAGTTTTTCAGGATTTTCTGCGGATTGTATGAAGTTTTCAATGGGGATTTTTTGAATATCTCTTAAAGCACCTTTGAATATCAAATTAGGGCAATCGAGACCAGATGGAAGATTATCATTAACAGCTTTCCCGAATTTTTCTAATCCATAACATTTAGGAAGATAAATCTTATTATCACTTTCCAAATATAGGGGATATTCCTTATTACCTTCTTTGGAATTTATAGGAGACATTAGAATAGGAGATACATTCAATTCTTTTTTAAGATTAGAAATAATATCCTTATTCGTGTCATTTTTAAGAATAGCATATCCTCTTTGAGATAAATAAGTTTCCATATTAACAATAATTATAATAAAGTTTAATTTTATATATATTTAATAAGATGAAGGAAGAGATTTTCATTGGATTGCGTTTAATCCTATTATTATTATTAATACCACTTGTAATTTATGATATAGATATTCCATTAGTTCTACATACTCCAATAAATCAAATGATAATAGGAATATTTATAATATTTACGATTATAATTGTTGATGAACTTGTGGGATTTTTAATAGGTATAATATTCTTAATAATATATTTCAAACATTATCAAAAGGTTTTTAATAAAAATCATAATAATGAAGATATAAAAGAACCTTTATTAAGAGATAGTTTTGTTGGTGATGTTAAACCAACTTCAAATACAAGAATGCCCATTGTAGAAAATGATTATATTAAATATGATGAAATTAATGGATGTATTGAAATGCCTTATATATCTAATGAATTATTAGAAAAAGCTCAAACGAATATATATGATTATAATAATTATTATAATGAGATTAAGATTTCACCAGATGCTTATGGAATTCAGGGTCTAAATGCTGATATGGTTCATTATTCAGGATTTGATAAAAATGAAATAATACATAATTATAATTAGATTAGTTTTTTAATCATAAGTATGTAAATGATTACATAAGTTAATAATAATTTGAAATAAAAATCATAAGTAGTTAAAAGAGATGATATTTGAATTGGTAATTTTTCTACGAATGAATTATAGATGAATGGTGAAAAGATAAAGCCAACTACGATTAATATTATCGCGCATTTTCTTAAAAAATCTTCGTTATATAATGAAGAATTCGTTTGTTTTTGTGGAAGTGGTCTTATTGGACAACTTTGGGAATTATTAATAACATAATTATTATTTGCTTGTGGTGGAGGAGGTGGCGGTGATGGTTGATTATTAATTTCTTGATTAAATTCATTTAAGATATCTTTAACTAATGGATCATCGCTATCATCATTAATAGGCGTAGATGAAGTTTTAAGAGGTATGTTTTCGAGGGATGTCATCATATTCATTTTTATAAATAATAATTGATTTTTAAATCTTAGAAATATACGAATTATAATTAAAATAATTTAGATAAATACGTAGGTTCTGTTAATTTATTATCCGCGATTACACCAGATTTATTATATTCGATAGGAGAGCCATCGCAAACCACTTGTTTATATTTATATTTATAACAACTATCTCCTATTTTAAATAACTTATTTTCAATTTCATTATTATCGGGTGAAACATATATAATACAATTTTCTTTACATACTCTTCTAAACATAAAAGCCAATAAAATTCCAAATAAAGAACTTAAAAAAATTTGTCCTAAGTCAGTATATAATAATCGTTGCGCTATTTTTTTAAAATCCATGTTTCTATTAATATATAATTTAAATAATAGGTTGTTCTATTGCTTTATCACTACATTTATTTTCTTCGACTTCATATATATAACACAAATCATTCTCATTTTTATAAATAGTTTTGTTAGCATTAAATGGATTTGGATATTTTATAATAATCTTTTGTTTAGGTGCTGATAAATAGACATAAGATATACCAATTAAGAATGCTAAAAAAAACGCGATAAAATTAAATTTAAAAACTTTTGTAATCATTTATTTAATAATAATAGATAATTAAAAAATGTCAGGCAAATTACTATTTGTTGAATTTTTTGTAGCTACTCGCGATATAATAATGCTATTATTTAATATATTCTTATTAATCGCAAGGCCATTCTTAAATTTATTATTATATATATTAACGAACTTTACAACATATTTAAATTTCTTCGTATCATTTGTGATTAATAGTATTATATATATAATTACATTATTCAAAGATTTTATACATGTTTTAACAATATATTTAGAATTTATTCCAAAAATTATTAAAAATATAATGAATGCTATTAATTACATTCTTGATTTAAGAAATTATATATTCGGGTTTGTAATGTCTTTTCTTGGATGGTTTTTTAATTTTGCTGAAAATGGTAATGAAGATGAATTTTTCTAATTCTTAAATTTCTTATTTCTAATTAACATATATGTATAAATATCATCTACGTCTAATAATTCAGGTTTTTTAAGATTTTTTAATTTCTCCAAATCATTTTCTTTATTTGATTTCATCCAGTTATCTTTTAATTCAGTGTATTTTTGAAAATAATTTAAATAAAGTTCATCATTATTATCTCTTTTTTTTTGATAATTATTATTATAATAAATATTTTTTTCAAATATTTCTTCCTGTTCTTTTATCTTATTTTCTTTATATTTATTAATAGTTGATAGAAATAATCGTTTATTATTATTATCATTTATAACATTTGTTAATAATAATCCAATATTCATTTAACTTTATTATTAGTATCTATATTTATTTTACTATCATAAACATTTGGTTGTGTTTTTTCAAATAATCCTTTATAAAAATCATCTAATTTTTCTTGTGGTGTCATTTGTTCATCATATTCACTTCTTGGAATATATTTAATGATGACTTTCGGTTCATTTATCTGTTTATATTTATTACTATAATAACCTTTGATGACAAAAACCATTCCTATAAATAAAAGAAGAATTGCTAATGCTTTCATTTATTTATAAATTAAAAATAAATTATTTTTTAAAACATTTAAAAAAGTAAGATAGTCATTTAACCTCTTCTTTAACCTCTTCTTTAACCTCTTCCTTAACCTCTTCCTTAAGAAGACCTTCTTCTAATTTGCGAGCAGTCCATGTATCTACCTCTTGAAGGTTTGTAGCTAAATCAGTATTTTTCTTAGCGGAATTAATAACATCAATTCGGCGTTTATCAAAAATCTCATCCTTACTATCCATATTCTTCTTATATTCCTTCATTAGCGTATTTAATTGAGTTTCGCTATATTCTTGATTTTCTAAATCACTTGGATTTGGTGAAAATGGACACCAGCAACCTACTTGACCAATATAAATATCAAATTTATTATCAATTTTTTTAAGAAATTCACATCTATTCTTAGCTTCATCAATGGTATCAAATACACCTCTTACCTTAATTCCTCGAATACTTGTAGTAAAATTATTCTCACGATGGAATTCAGCCTCAATCTCACTTGATTTCGTTGATTTAAAGAATTTATATTGTTCATTCATTTCATTACTATCAAAAATATATGAATGATTATCGCGAATACCATTGAGCATATCTTTATCATCCGGATATTTATTTACGAGATTAGCAAAAAGAATACTCATATCCTTGGTGAAATTATCCATAAATCTCGAAAAATAATATGCTTCTTTATTTTTAAGAACTTCTTCGGGACTTAAAAAAGATAGGAGACAATAATTTTGATTACGAATTGGTTTATCTTCGTCGAGATAATCAACTTCTTTTGTAGTTACAAGTGTTTCCTCGGTCATTTCCTATTAATTAATAAATAATAAAAATCTTATATCTATTTTTATTTTCTTCATAATTATTAATAAGAATTAATGAAAGAAGCGACGTATTCTTTTGATGTTTGGGCAGCCATTATATTATTATTAAAATATCTCATAGAGGCGACAGCTGTTGCTATAATCGCATATGTTTTACCTAAAAATAAATTAGCTGGAAGCGAAGTAGCCGTTATTGCTTTAACTGCCGCCGCCGTTTTCTCAGTATTTGATTTAATATCTCCTTCAATTTCTTCTGGTGCTCGTCAAGGTATTGGCCTTGGTGCTGGTTTTAGAATGGTTGGTTTCCCTGCTTAATTATAAAGATGGAATTACCTTATAATTAAGCTCTTCACATATTTTCTTCCATATTTGGTCTTGCGCATAAAGTTTTTCACGACTTTTGAGAAGTTGAAAGAATTTTAGATATTCATTTAATTCTAATATTTGAAAGAATTTATATAAGACATAACTATAAGATAAGAAGTTCTTACGTTCTTTTGGACAATGTTTTAAAAATGGCGCTTGAATATCCCTAAACATATTACATAATTTTTCTTCTAATTCCGGTGAAAATTGTGGCGTAGGTATTCCATTAATCCTATTAATTATATAATTAATATGTTCATAATATTTATTAATTCTTAATCTCTTCAATATTTCCCTCATCTTATTATAAGAAATATTCTTCGTATCATTTATTTTTTCCTTTTTAATTTCATTTAAAATTCTCTCAAAAACCTCGTTAGGAATATCTGTGCTTTCTTTCCCCTGAACCTGATTACACCATTCCCTAAAATGATTTATTCTCTTATAACTAAAATGAGAAGTATCTTTCGTATTTTGTTTTAATATTGGTCTATTCTGTTCTATTAATAAAGGTTCTTGAAATCCACATATCTCACATATCATAATCGCATCTTGTTGAATACATGTTAAGGGATTAGAACAATTTCTACAAATATCCTTACTTTCATATTCATCAATTTTCTTAATATGATTGTTATTCGTAATGGTTAAATATTCATCCACTAATGAACTTTTTTCAATAATCTTATCGTCATCTTCTTCTATTGTTTGCGACGATGGATTAAATAAATCTATTATAGACTTATTTTTATATTTATAAGTCTTTATATTAGATTGTTTTTCAATCATATCATAATAATTGAATAAGATATAACTGGTTTTCTCATAATATTCAATCTCATTATTATTATTTAAATTCTTTATATTTTCTTTGAGTTTTATTATTTCCTCCTTAATTTTTATATTACTGCTCCACATATCATTATAATAATTATCAAATTCACTTATCTCATTCGATTTATTATATTGAATAATTTGTTTATTAATATTATTATAAATTTCCTCTAATTCCTTAATTCTCCTTAAATTTTTTTTCTCCTCTTCCATTTTAATAGAATAATCATTCATAACTTTATTGTGCATCGCATCTAACGTTGATAAATCTTTATTATAATGAACTCTTTTCTTAGATGTTTTATCTTTAAACATATATCTAATAATAAATGTTAATAAATATGTTTATATAGTTGAATAAGATTTCTTTTTTTTCTCCTATTATAGTATAAAGAATATAGCATAAATGGGTGGTGGTCTTCTTCAACTTGTCGCTTATGGAGCTCAAGATGTTTATTTAACTGGTAATCCACAAATTACCTTTTTTAAAGTTGTAT